TACAGGGAGTTTAGCCCTATTCTCGTTCGCCAACTGACGAGGACAATAGCGCAGTTTCATATTAGTAATTAGTTCGTCTAGCTTGTTCTCATAAACACCGGCATAGTCGAAGTTATCTCTGCGCCTTTCACAACGTGCTAGAGCGCCTAGAACGAGCGTTTCGCCAAACTCATAAGGAATTAGTGGCTTGTCGGTTGCGTTGGCCATAGGGAGCGGTTTAGCAAGGTAAAATAGCGATAAATCGTAGAACTTATCCTCTCCTGTTGGAGTTTTATCATTCTCGATATTAGGCAGACTGTAAAATAGCTGGTTGCCGAAGATGGTATATTTATAACTCTTTAGCCCATCATCTTTGTCTAGTGCGAAAAACTCCTCTTTTGGCATATAGCCTAATGGGAAGATACCTCGCTCATTTTTGGCGGTTAGCGTAAATAGGCTCTGAAAATTGCGAGGTAGTGGCAGAATATCCGAGCCTTGCGTGGTGGCCTTGTAAATCTGCTCTAAGAACTGATACTCCTCATCGCCTACAATATCAAAATAGGCATCGTTTAAGAATTGCGTAATTGTTTCTTCTGGAAACTCTTGATCATCGAGTTTGTCTTTGATTCGGGCTATTAGCCCCTCAAGATTATAGTTTGAGTCCATTTAATAATGCACTCGCACCGCCATTATCTATATTTTAGCACAATAAAAATCCCCCTCGGCCGTAGGGGGATTTGTTTATAGCGATATGTCAGCTAGATATTAGCTCAAAGAGCCAGTACCGATAGCAGCGACAGCGTTCTTCTTACCATTCAAGATGAACGAATCGTAGATGAAGCGGCCACGGAGGACTTTGCCATCGACCAATTCGGAGTCGTCAATAACCTTAACGCTCTTAATCTGTTCGACACCCAATAGAGCACGTTTGTGGCACATAATAGCGCTGGTATTGCTTGGGAAGTAGCTGGACGGAACTTTCACGACTGGAGTGCCATCGAGTTCGCCAACGAAGCCACGACCGAGAAGCTTGCCGTTATATTCGGAAGCGTTTACGGTAGTAGTAATTTCTTTCTTAATTGCGTTGTAGAAAGTTGGAGTAACCCAGAGAACACGGCCGCTCTGTGGAGCTTTAGCCTCGTCAAGAGCTGCGCTCATCTTCAAAACATCGCCGTAAGCATCGTTAGCGGTTGGAGCGTAGTATTGAGAAACAGCAGCAGCGCCGATAGCAGCCTTGAGCAAGCGGTTAGCATCGACAGTTGGAATAACCTTTTCTTCCATCTGAGCTTTGAGAACTTCGCCAGCTTTCTTAGCGAGTGCCTGCTGCTGGTAGTTGCCCTCGTCAATCGTGAGCTTAAAGCACTTATCGTTGCCGATAGTGTAAGCAGTTACGACATCTTGGATTTCGTTGTTGCCACCGAAGCGGTCGCCAGTCGAGGTACGATCATAGTTAGATAGATCGACAGTAGAAACGGTATAAACCTCAACGGTTTTTGCACCGGTAAAGTCATAATCTTTGTTAATGTAAGCATCGGTATAAGAGCCGGCCGTAAAGAGCTGGTCGAGCTTGCCAGCATACTTGGTAGCTAGATTGATAGCCATTTTAATTTATCTCCTAAAGTATTGAACGGTTAAATTATTCGCCAAACAGTCCAGTTAAAAATGGGTCGTCTTGTTCGGCTTTGCCAAACTGCGTGGAGTTAGTAGCGTTGCTACTCGGTCTTTTAGCAGCTTGTCTAGCAGCCATCTCGTTTTCAATCTCCTTGCGAAGATTTGCCTTTAGGTCATCGACTTGTTTTACGCCACAGCCAGAAAGACGGTAAACGTCATCAAGGGTTAGCACACCGTTATTGACTAGCATACCTTTGGTATATGGAGTTCCAGTAAGCGGGTTAATCTTCGGATTTCCTAGGTTATCGACGATAGGTTGGTTGATAAACTCCACCATCTTTTGTTCGTCATCTTCGCTAAGATTGTGCGTAGATTTCCACTCTTTAGTTCCCATTTGGATTTCAAGGGAGCGTACTCTATTGAGCGCCTCTTGGTCAGGTACGGCCGTCTGTTGGTTTTGCTGGGCTAGTTGCCTCTGCAATTGTGCCGTTTGCTGCGACTTGTTATAAGCCAACTTTTCAGAATTGCGGTACATATCTGCGATTTTCCGAATTGCGTTCGGGTCGCTTGGATCAATACCTTTTTTCGCTAGAAACTCGTCTATTGCATCGCCAGTTTGTGTTTTTCCCGTAGATTCAACGGCTGGCTCATCTTTAGCGACTTCTTCGCTATCTGTTTGCTCATTGGTTGCCTCTACTGCCGAGCCGTTTTCTTCCTCTGCTTGTTCGTCCGTGGTATCGTTAGCTACCGATTCCATGTCCGAGGCTTCAAAAAGAGCGTCCTCAGTTCCAGTTTGTTCGTCCATGAACTCTCCTAAAATTATTTAATGGTTGCTTTGGTAAGGTTGCCCCTACCAACAGCTCGGCACTACCACATTTGGCGATGCGCCAGCCCTATTTGCTGGATTTTTAAGTAATATTTACTTTGTAGTGCCGATTTGTTGGCTCATTATGCTTAGTCCTGTTGTTAAAGTGCTTGGTCGTGGTTTGTTTTACTGTTCTTCGCCGTCCGGCTCGTTTTCTGGTGGTTTAAGCCATAGGTATATTTGCTCTACTGCTTCGGCCGCTGCCACCTTGTTTGCGATATAGTCGTTGCCTTTGCCTTGTAGCCCGAGCTTTGCGCAATCTAAGTGCGCTTGCTCGAACTCTTTAATGGCTTGTAGTAGCTTTGCGCCTGTATCGGTACGTAGCCAGCGGTTAATAATCTTCTGCTCCTCTTTAGAGAGCTGGTTCTGCATTTAATTGCTCCTGTTGCATTATGTCTGCGCTCATCATGTCTTGTGCGGCCATATTCTGCATTTCTGGGGTTGGTTGTGGCATTGCTTGCGCCGTTGGGGTGATAATCGCCTGTATTTCTTCTTGCGAGAGGTCTGGCATCATCTTCGGATACATGATTCGCTTCGCTTCGGTCAGGTTGTTGGTTGGGTCTGCAATAATCATCTGATAAGCGTTCGTGTAGGCCTCTTGCTTCTCGCTCTTTTCGAGTTGTGCCTGTACGTCTAGCGTTACCATCGGGGTATAATCTCCGATAAACTTAGACATCTCTACATTCTCGAACTTAATACCATCTTCGCCAACTTTGCGAATCATATACTGCTCGTCTGCGTAGAGTTTTAGAAGTTTAAAGACGATTGTAGCTTCTTGCATAAAGAAACCTTGTGCGAGGTTGTCGGCTTTCTCCCTAATGCGAATATCTGCCTGGCCGAGCATAGCCTTAATTTCGGTCGCCGTGGTCGTGTCGGTGGCTGTAATGCCCTTGCTAATCTCTGATACGCTAGCGGCCTCTCTGATTTCGCCCTTGAGGTTGTTACGCTCTGCAAATGCGTTAGTTGGGATTGCTGGTGGGTTGTTCCAGTCCATTGCGCCAACTGGTAGTGGGTAAACCTTGCCTGGGAATGGGTCGAGATTGTCCAACTTTCCTGCAAACTTTGGATCAATACGGCGCTCTGGGAATAGCTGGTAAAGCACGGCCTCTACGTTGAGTTCGGTTAGCGTATTCAATAACTCTTGCTCGTCAGCGATAATATCTACATCGCTAGAGCCGTAGATAAGAGAAACGTCTGGATAGTCGCAACCGTGCGCAAATGGAATTAGGCCTGCGTTGCGCTTGTTGAACTCCTCTTGGAACTCGCCAATATCTTTAGCGCCGGCGGTCTGTTGTAGGGTCTGTAGGCGCTGCAAGTCCCATTCGAGCTTGCGCTGCTCGAACTTGCTCTTATTGAGCGCATAATATGGGTTTTCTCGATGCTCGATAACTGTTAGTCTGTTGGCAATAACGCAAACTTCTTCATGAGTCCAGATTTCGATAACTTCGACTTGTGCGCCCTTGTCTGGCGATACAGAGCCGAGTGCCGTGTCTTTAATAGCCTTGTCGCTCTGCGCATCTAGTCCGCCGTCTGAAGCGTTTTCCGATACATTTTCGAGGTCTTTATACCTTTTCTCCATTTTACCAGTTTCTGGGTTGTAAATGAGAGTATCTTCGAGCGCTTTTTTGCTAGTAAAGAATCTGCGGCCAACGTATTTTGCATCGGCTATATTGTGCGCATTAGGGTCGAGAACAGCATCACGAATAGGGATAATCTCTTTATGTACGAATCCGCCGTTATCGTCCGGCTGCCATTCATAATATGCAAAATAATTGCCAGTAATTACGCCCTGGCGGCCGTTAATCTTATTCTTTAGCGCCCAGCCATCACGGCGAGCGAAGTCTTGATAAACATCGTTTAATATATCCGTTTCTTCGTTCTGGTCGGCACGGTTAGGGATATATTTTACGGTTGGGTTGGAGTTGAACAGACTAGCTACGATCGTGTTTACTGTACTGTTTACCATCGGCACGAAACACTCAATAGTGCCAGGGTGGTTTTTCTCTGTTCTAATATTTCTATAGAGCTTCCAGTTGCGCTCCCATGTTTGGTGGTAGTTCTGCTGCGCATAAGTCCAGGAGTCAGTAAAATACTTGAGGAATCTGCTTAAAACTGGATTGTCTTTTTTTGCATCGCTAGATTTTGCGGCTTTCTTTGCCATTATGTCTATCGACACATCGCCATTACCCATATTGTACCACATTCGCAAAAACTACCACCAATTGCCGCTGCTACTGCTAGACTTCGGACGGAACGCTTTAGGCACGTAGGTCTTGAACTTTATATTTATTTGCTGCGCTTCTTCGCTGCACTCTGTAGCGGCCATCATGGCATAGATAAAGGCGCTGCTTGCGTGGCTGCTCCAGTCATGCTCGGGCTTGCTCTTTAGCAGCTTGTTTTTCTCGTCATACTCGTAGTGGTAGGCTCTTAGGCACTCTAGCCCACGCTGGCACTTTTCCCGATCAATCCAGACACGGCTAAAGGCTGGACGTGCGATAAGGTTAATATCGTCATCGCCTAGATTGAAGTTTGTAGGGCGCAATACTTCGATATTATGGAAGCCGTTATCCTCGAAAAACTCTACACGAGTCTTTCCAGTTTGCAGCTCTCTCTGTTTGGCATCGTGCGGCAGGTAGATTGTCGTATAGTTGTAGCCCTTGTTATGGAGCATGGATATATAGTGGCCTAATTCTTCGCCAGAGTTCTCGTAGTAGTCAATAAGGTGGATTTCTCGGCCAATCATCTGATACCACCATATTGCCGTTGAGTCGCTAATACCTAAGTCGAATACAGCGTACGTTCCGGCGCTTGCGTCATAAGGCACATTGCCAATTCGGCCGTCCATTTCTGCCCTTGCGAGCTGATTGCCGAATACAGAGCCTGTTTTGCTTGTTAGTGGTTGTCCTAGCCATACATGAGCGAATAAGTCGGGATTATCTACACGCATAGCTTCTCGTTCTTCGATAATTTCAGGGCTTAGCAGTTCCTCTACGTCCTCGGAGTTGATATGGCACACATAAGCCGTGCCACGAGCCTTATACCTATCTTCTACTTCTGTCTTTACTGGATCATGCTCTGTCAGAGGGTTATACGTCCATATAATCTGGCTACCCTCTTTGCGAATAGTAGGCACGAGTGTACGGATAGAGTCGGCAGATACGCTTTGCGCCTCCTCTACCCAGCACCAATCTACACCCTCGTACGACTTAATAGTCTGCTCGTTATTGTGCAAGCCCTTAAAGTGAATCTCCGAGCCTGTACGCAAGTTGCGCAGCTCCTTGTCTAGCACTTTCCAATCTCGCATATCGTATTTGGCCACTAGGTCAGCTAGAAGCGCCTTTACGGAGTCGTCCATAGAGTTTTGGAACTCACGAGTGCAAAGCCCCCTTAGCTTCTTCTGCGAGCCTAGAATAAGCCTAGATAGCGCTACTTGATACGACTTGCCAGACGAGCGACCGCCTTTGTATATAAGATGTCGCCATTGTTGGCTCGGCTGGAATAACTCTCTAAATTGCTCTGGAATCATTAGCTCTGTTTTATCGTTCTTCGCCATCTTCGACTCGCTCCTTAAACACGTTGCCCATCTTCATATATCTAGCTTCGTTGCCGGCTATAACCTTGTCTGCTTCTTCGGCGGTCAATAAATCACGCTCGCCCTTTACCTTGTTGCCATCTATGCCCCATCTGCCTATTCTTGTTTTGTCGTTGTAGTAATAAACATACCAACCGCCGCCATGCACTCGATACTTCGCCATCTCTAGCGCTCCTTTTTAATATCGCCCCTGTTGAATCTCTTGCAGAGCGAGTCGGGGTTAGCGTTCCAATCGTAATGATAAATAGGCTTGTCGGATAGCCCTCTGTTCTTGCCTGGGACTACGACACGTTGTAGCCAGTCTAAATCTTCGGCCACGTTCCGATCTTCTCTAAAGCGTTCATCGCCAATAGTGTGCCAGGTAAACGCATAAGCCCATACAGCAGCGTTGCCTACTAGATCAAAGAATAGAAACTTTGTATCGCCGCTTCTGTCGTCAATCCATGGGAATACGCAGTAATCGTAGCCCCTATCCATCTCGCTAAATACCGTGCGAATATAGCCAGATTCTACGTTGTCGTCTGAATCAATAAAGGTTATATATTTGCCCGTGCTTGCCATTAGCCCAACATTGCGAGCGTTCGATACTCCTCTATTCGGTTGGTATATATGGCGCACTAGGCCAAACTTCTCTATAACTTCTCTCGAATTATCTGTGCTTCCGTCATCTACTACGATAATTTCTACGGCTCTGTCTATGTTTACCTTTTGCGACATTAGGTTTTCGAGCAGTCTGCCGATAGTTTTACCATTATTCCAGTTCGGAATTATGATACTTAGCTTGTCTTGGCGCTCGCCACGCTTGTTGGCTTCGTGCCTTGCCATAAACATATCGTAATCGTTCGGATAGTCTAGGTCGTCCGTTTCATCGCACCAGTATATATCGTGTTCGTCTAGTTCGTTCGGCCTGTAATCGTCTTGGCCTAAGCCCCTCAAGTAACGGTCTATCTGATAGTCTTTCTTAAACTCAATCTCGCCAGAGTCGCACTTCTTGTTAAACTCTGCCATCTTATCTAGCCACCACTTGCGCTGCGGCACTAGATGGATATAGCCCTCCTCCCATGGGCAGCCAGTCCAGGGGTTGCCGTGTGGGCAATAGTAATGCTTCCAGCTTTTTACATCTCTGTTCACGGCATCTTTAATAATTGCCTCGGTATAGTAGCAATCGCCTAGTAATATACCAAAAGCTCCCTTGCTCTTTCTTGCGATACCCTCAAAGGCCTCTCGTTTGCTGTTGTAGCCCTCTAAAACTATCTCGATATTAGTTATGCCGTTCTCTTTCAAAAGTCGCTCTGTGCGGTCAATAAGGCGCTCTCCGTCAATCTTCACAAAGCATTTGTTCTTTTCGCCTTGATAGCCTTGCCAGCGTGTTGCGCTTCCGCCTGCTAGAATAAACCAGTTTTTAATCTTCATGTTAGTAACTCTCCTCTAAATAACTGCTCCCAGCGTTCCGTGTCGCCTTTTCCGTTGCCGAGTATAGGCAAGCAAGCTGGATTCGGTTTTACTTCAAAAATCTCGTCTATCTTCTCGCTATCGACATCGGTTAAGTTTCTGTCAATCAGATAGCCGTTCATGCCGTCCTTTACCACTCGCTCAATCTCTGGCACTCCCTTAGAGCCAATCACGGCCACTCCGTTAGCTAGAGCTTCTCTTATTGAATATCCCCAGCTTTCGCACGAGCTAAGAGATACGAGATAGTCGCAGCCCCTTATTAGCGAATCCGTGTAGATATTAGCGTTGGCATATACATAGCGAGGATTACGACTTATACGCTCCCAATAAGGCCCGTATGGGTCAATCTGGCTCGCAATAATAAATAGATAGTCTTTGCCTGCTTGCTCGAACTTGTCCATAAGTGCCAGAGCCTTGTCGAAGCCCTTTTCCTCGGTACTTCTACTCATAAAGCAAAAAACTCGCCTGTTATTACTTGGCGAGTCAAAAACATTCTCAATAACGATAGAATCTAAGCCGAGAGCCTTTTTAAGCCCCTTTTGTGCCGTTTCCGATACGCTAATAATGCCGTCTAGCTTGCTTGGTGGAGTCCAGGTAAAGTCTGCCCATTGTGGTAGCTCTTTAAGCCCTGATAAGTCGCTATGGATTACTTGGTATATCTTACTTGCTACGATATTATCCCACGGCACACTCTGCATAATAGGAGTGAATACGAGCGCTATATCTGCGCCATATAGTTGCTCTCTGCCTGGGTCGAAAGTAACTTTGCCATAAGGGCGCAAGCGATCTAG